CTACTGATTTTTGAAGGGTAGGCACTGTAGAGATAAGGAAATCCAAGTCTCTGTTAGAAGTAGCGCCCGGCAAACCCATGTCTGAAGCAGGGTTTCTAACCAACAAAGCAAGCTGACTACCTAAAGCATCGAATACTTCCGCTTCCTTTAAACCTTTAAACTCTACATCAGGGAACAACGCCTGAGCAAAACTTTTGGCTGACTTACTTACACCCGCTAACGCACCAGTGGTTAATCCAGTATCTAAAAGCTCACGCATTGTGTCCGTCTTACCTTTTAGACTAGCCGCTGATGAAAAAGATTCTGACCTTTTTGCCATAGCGGTACGTATGTCACCCATTTGACCTACTTTATAAGCCTCACCTACTTTGTCAATTTCTTTTAACAAAGAGTAGTCTTTCTGTCCTGTCTGTCGGTATGTGTTATTAAACTCCGAAATGCTATCTGCTGTATAAAACTGTGGGTTAATCTGACCAATGCCTGCGTCTGTGCCTGCACTTTCAGCAAGCTGTTGTCGCAACGCTGCTGCTTTCACTGGGTCATACTTGTTTACTACTTCCACCAACTCTGCATTATAGGTGGGACTGTTTCTGTCCAAGGTGCTTAAATCCGCCTTTAAAGCCTCCTCCTTTTTCTCGTTAGTAGTTTGTGTGTTAGCACCAGTAAAGGCACCGATGTTCTGACGCATACTCTTGCCTAACGCCTCACCTCTAGCAATTGCTCGTTGACCTAGAGATGCGTTTAACATAGGGTCGATAGGAGCTGACGTAATGCCTGTTAAAAATCCTGTTAAATCTGTTGCCATTATATTAGTCTCCTATTATTCTTTAGTGATGTCAAAGTCTTCCGGAAGGTCAAGAATAGAGCCTACGTCTACCACAGCACCGCCTGTATCTCTACCATCATATGTAGTATTACGCCCTATGTCACCACCGTAGTTATAACCAAAGGGGTTCCAAGAAGCATTGCCAAAATAATCACCTACCTTACCCGCACCATAGTCAAACAAACTCTGTGTAGCTTGTCCTGCTATATCCTCAGAACCAAACAATCCTGTACGTATGTCTTGGTTTCTACTCATTCTCATGTCATTAGCAAGTCGCTGTGCCTGTAGCATACCTTCCAAACCTTTGAGAGCTGACTCTCCGTAGAGAGAACCTTGCTGTCTACGTGCTGCATCCGCATAAGAAGCAGGAGCATTGCTTGCACCGAACATATCAAGAGCTTGACGTTGTGGGTTATAACCTGCTGTCTGTAGTCCTTGAGCAGATTGTAACATACCCGCTTGCTCTTGACCGAACTGTTGACGTGCTGCTAACTGAGCGTTGAGCATAGCTTCCTGACGTGCTTGCTCAAAGCCGAATGTCTCAGCATTACCACCACCGTACATACCACTTTGTAAACCACCACGACCACTAGCAAATAAACCTTCCTGCATACGCATACGGTCGCGTTCTTCTTCAGGTCGCTGTGCGGCTCTCATCTGCTCATAGATAGCTTGTGAACCTCCGGCTACGTCACCTGTAAGGCCACCAAACAAACTCTGTGATTGGCCTAAGTACTGGTTCTGACGTGCCTGTTCTTCAGGAGACAGTTGTAAGTCCAATCCGCCTTGTTCGTCAGTAATGCCTTTAGCAAGATTACTGGTTACTGTGTAGGGTTGGAACTTAGCCATTTCAGAAGCGGTTCGGCCTGCTTGCTGTCCTGTCTGTAACGCTAAGTTACCTATGTTTTCCTGTCCACCAATTTCTTCATTTCGTTGGTAGTAGTCTAGTCCGGCATTAAAAAGGCCACCCATGTTAAAACCACCACCTCCACCGACGTTACCACCTGCGGGAGCAGGAGCTTGATTAGGAGCATACCCACCACCGGCTTGTAAAAGGTCTATACCACCACCTCGGTATCCTGAGCCTGCACCAAAGGCATCGTTGGGGTTTGTTAAGCCACGTGGCCCTGTGTAATTAACTGGGTACTGCCCGTTTACATCCTGCCCAATAAACTGACTCATTAGAACGTACCTCCGTTGATTGTTGTTGCTACTAATTCTCCGGTCACAGTAACTCCTGTATTAGTTGTTTCTAGTTTCTTACCGTTGTTGTAGAATAAGTCTACGGAACCATCAGTAGTACATAAAATATAAGTTCCTGAGCCTACTCCTGTCCCACTTCTGAGATTTAAAAACTGATTAGCGTGTAAGAAAACACCTCCTGTTCCTGTATCAGTAATAAAGGAGTTAGCACCATCGTGATAAATGTTTAAATCACTTCCTGCTCCAAACTTAGCTTTTACGTTGTCGTTAAACAACAAGTCACCAGTTATTGTATCACCTGCAAGGTTTACTTTAGAAGAAATAGCTGCTTGAATAGCGGTAAAGTCATTATCAAAATCAGCACCTTTAATAATCTTATCTGTGTCACCGGAGGGTAACGAATCTTTACCAAGGTAGTTAGTTGTGTACGAATAGTTACTCATTAGAGCAGTCTCCCAATTAGAGCTAGTATGTCAATTTTTTGAATGGAAAAGTTACTGTTGTTAATTATTGTTTCAACGCCAAAGGATAACGTAGTGCCTGAGCCGCTTGCGTTTACTGAAGGTCTGTTAATTGTAATACCTGCACTATACTCTGCTGTCGTGTTGTATTTTGCGATACCGAACTGTGCTATTGTGTCTGAACCAAATGTAAATGTTTCCTGAGCGTAGCTTTCTTCGTAATCGTAACCCCACTTCAGTACTGCTGTAGATAACGAACCACCAATAACAGTAATACGCATCTTCTTTAGGAACTTCTCGTTAGCAGGAGAGCCAAAGTCTTGCTCATTACTAAAGTAGTTCATACGATAGCTGTTTCCTGCGTCCTGAAAGCCTCCGTACTGGACGATACCTAGTGTATCCTTACCCATGTATAGGGTTCCATCAGAAAGCCTCTCAAAGGCTGTAAGAGCTATTGCTGTCCATTTGGTTGCACGGAATGCACCGTCCTCTAAAGCACCTCGTAAGTCAAACACATAAACTTTATTAACAGCAGGTAAGGACAATAAGTAAAAGGCATTCTCAGGACTGTACACAGATTTAACACCTGTGGTGTCTGAGGGTACATCTCCCATAAGGTCAGAGCGTACATTCTTACTAATGTCACGTAGTGGCTGTGACTTCTCCTGAATCAAACGACCTAGAGACATAACACCACGGTCAGACAAGAAGATTAAGTCACCCGCTGTCTCCTGTACGGAGTCTCTAGCAATACAACCTACATTAATAATGTCAACAAGAGCTATAGTGTCTATAGAGTCAGCACCCTTATAAAGAACAGTCTGCCTCTTACCGAATATAACTAACGAACCGTTAAACTCAGCTAAAGCAACAATCTCATCCGATGCCCATACTTTTGTTAAGTCTAAAATGCCTGCATTAGAGCCGCCTGCTACGTGAAAGTCATCATCAAGTAAACCAGAAAAGCGAACAGTATATTTATCAGTAGTGTTATCCGCTGTCCAGAGTCTACCAAAAGCCGTCAGTACTTCGTTAGTTTGAGGAGCGCCTGTGCCACCATGTGCTAGGATAGCTAAATCGCCAATACCGTTTGTATGCTTCAGTGGCGTATAACCACGTTGGAAGAAGTACACACTGTTATTAAAACTTACAATCTTCCAGTTGTTTGCAGTAACTGTTTGATAACCAACAGGGAAACCTAAAGTAGTTAAGGTTGTAGTGCCTGTGTAGAGCAGGTTGTTACCTGCGGAGTATACAGTCTTTGTTCCGTCGTACGCAACGTGTTCATGTATAGCTTCAATAGGATTAGAGCCTAAGCTACCAGTGGATGTAGAGACCTGTGTGTGTCCCTGTCTGGCGGCAATACGACCCTGCTTGTCTATCACACAGTTGTCGGCTGTCTTAGCAAAGTTGACTGACAGTCCGACAGGGGAGTCCTGTGTGTTCAAGCCAAAAAAGCCGGGAGCCGCAACGGATAAGGGTTGTAGTTGTTTACTCATACGTCATACCATATAGTTTCTGTAGGGAAGCGAGCTGCATCCATAGAGATAGCATCAGCCAAGCTAGACTTAGCCATGCCGTACAAAGCCTGAGCAGAAGCACCACCAGTCTCACCACGTTCCTCTGCCGCCATAGCTGTAGCAAACTGAATCACTGGTAGGTAAGGAACAACGATATTGTCAGTTGCTTCCGTTAGCTCTTCTGACCTGTCAACAACATTAAACGTTAAGTTGTATACTTTATTAGGGACAGGATAGAAAGCTACACCCATACTACCTACGTTCTCTACGTAGCCTGTGTACACATAGTTGTTAGGAACAGAGGCGTTAGCAGGATTAATAAACTTGTCATTCTGTAAGCCTACTTGAGTCCCTGCGTGTACATAACATTTCTGAGTGCTGTTACTCACTGACAATGTTTTAAACATTTGTGACACACCAATAAGGTTGTACTCACGTTGGTTCTCTACAGTGTCTACAGCTATTTCCTTACGAAGCACTGACCAATCCCAAGAGTCCTCTACGAGACGTACAGCGTCATTAACGTAGTCTCCTACTAATTTAGCGTAGGTAGTGGACGTAACGGAAGATACTTCGTCCTCACGTAACCTACGTAGTACTCTGTTTATTGCGTTTAAATAATTCATCCGAATAGGTTCCTGTTATTAAAATCACTTGCGAAAGGGTCATCGTTAAAGTCAACTAGTTGTTCTCTTGGTGCGTCCTGCACTACACGCTCTACGTTAGTGAACTTAACGGGAGAGAACTTAAACAACTCATCTCTAAACAAACTGTCCGTTGTACGTGTACCTAACGGCTGACCTCCTCCTCCTACCATACCTGTCAGCATAGCGCCTCCTCCTCCGTCCAATAGAGCGTCTTTAACAGGCTGCAGTAGGTTATCATCAATAAACCTCCCAGTCTCCTGTAAAGGCTCTTTAAACGGCTCTGCTGCGTCTGCTATGCCTGAGCCTACTTCACGTACTACATCTTCCGTAGCAGACCCTACGTCACCTATTGTAGACAATAAGGGGTCAGTTACGTCACCTATCTGTGAACCTATGTCACGAACGCCTGACGCTAGGTTACTAACTACATCGCCTACAGCACCAAAATCAATGTCTATATCAGGAGCATCGGGAAGCTCTATACCGAAACTACCGCCTTCCTTTACGTACTTCTCTAATCCTGACCCCAAAGCGTCTTGTACGTTTCCACCGTCTATTACAGTAGTTACAGCATCTCCAACTCCCGCCATAAAGTCAGGGTCATCTAGTAAACTTTGAGGTACGCCTACTGTCTTTAGGGCATCTCCTATCGCACTGTCAGTCACTAGGTTACTAATCAACGCTGTAGGGTCGCCAGTAATAGCCGCTTTTGCAGCTAAGGCCGCAGTGCCTCCACCCGTTATCGTACTGGCCCAGTCTTCAGAGTTTAAATCTTCCCCTGTTAATGCTCTACCTGTTTGTATATAAGCTTCAGACAAACCACCTGTAGCTATTGCAAGTCCAGTACGGAAAACAGGGTTAGCAAGCATACCTTCAAGAAAACTACGCTTTGGCTTAGGTTCCCAGTAAGTGCTGTATGTACCTACGTCACCTGCTTGCATCCACTTACCTTCTCCCTGTCCAAACTCGTCCATATCGAAGTGAGCAGAAGTTCCTGTGGTAAGATACAATCGTGTACCGTCTTCTAGTTCTTTATAAAGAGGAGTACCGCTTTCCTCTAAGTAGTCTTTTACTATGTTAGATTGCGCGTCTGCGCCTTGACGATAAGCGCTGTCTTCACCGTACCAATCCGTATCTTTTTGTTTACGACCCATTGTTTTATGGTCAAACATTAAAGAATCTAAATCTAAATCTTTAACACCGGCCTTTAACTTACGTTGTTGTATTATGTAGTTGTAAGCCGTTGGGTGTGCATCCATAACACCCATAGCATCACGACTAGAGCGGTCTATACGAGTTTCATATTTTTCAAGATTCTTTTTATCTTTTTCAGACAACTTATTAAAAGCTGAATCTAAAGACTTTTGTCGTTGTTCTAAGTAAGAAGAATTGTAAGCATCTTGTCCGGCAGCTAGTGCTTCCTGTAAAGAACCGTAACCAGTAGAGGCACCTTCCTCCACTGCAAAAACATCTTCCTCTTGTTGGTCAAAGGCGCTTTCTAATCCAGTAGCCATTACTTAACCCCCTTAGTTTTCTCATATGTACGCAACGTACCTAACCCAAGCATCCCCATTAA